ACTTGATCTTTGTCAACAACTCTGTTCTTATACCTATTTCCATTAATCATCTCAACACATTTAAGAGCATATACAGACACATTTTCTAGATCAGCCACAGGCATCATGCATTCCTCTACAATCCCATTCATTATGGTCTCAGCAGCTCTACAAGACGTTAGTTCTTTATTTCTGTCAGATGACATGCCTCCTCTCATCGTACATGCTTCAATTGGACTTTTCATTAGCTCATTTTTTAGTCTAATTGAACTTAAATTATATTTTGGACCAAAAGTGATTATGTACAGCATCATGAATGCAGAGAAAGTGAACCTTTTTGGTTTTCCTATGAATAAACTCTTTATGTCCAGTTTAATATTTTCAATGTTTAACTTAACCCATGTGATGAGTTCTTTAGTTGTTTTATTTCTTATCTTATTCAGTTCATTTTCTATAAAAGGTTTTGAAGAGTTGTAAATGTCTAATTCGTCTAACAAATCATTGTATACTTGAGAGGCTCTGGCCATTTTGAAAACTGAAAATTTATTAAACATGATATATATATAGCATGAGTTTATAGCAGATTGGAATGATTTCACTGGTGAAGCTAACCCAGGCATGTATAACTCAAAAGGAGAGAATATTTTTGCTAAATTGCCAGACATAGCGAGCAACGAAACAGTTTCACTCATCTTCAACATTTGCATTACATAAATCACTTGGAAACAATTTCTAAAATCCATTAAAGGTTTCATTTTCTTTGAGAAAATTTGAGTCACAACGTCTGCTTTTGATGTTGCAGAGACAAAAAGATATCTAGCTTGCTCTGCAATTGCTGAAAAGTTATTGCTATTTTGGACTGAAAACATGAATAAGTTTGCAATGTCTTCGTCATTGATTTTATAATTGTTATCTTCTGAGAAGACTATTGAAGCATTTATTAATATTTCCGGCAATCTAATGTTCCAAGAAACCTTATTTCTATCCATGGTCCTAAAGGGTGTTATCATGAATCCAAGTCTGCTATCAGTGACATCTGACAAAATTTGAGGGGCGTATATGACAAAATAAGCTGCATTTTCATATGAATCATTGACACCTGTCATCTGAGATAAAGTGTAAGACATAAATTTGCCATTCTTGCATAATCTATACTCATTAGGTCTGGATCTGAACTTTTGTGTGGCTGCAATAGATTTGGCTATTTCAGACAAGTGTCTCGCCGTCATATATGATTGAGTGCATTTAACATTATCTAAAATCTCTTCTATTAAGACTTGGACAGTGCTATCTGTGACCATTTCTAGAGCCATTGAGTAAGATTCTGGTACATCAATTTCATCAGTGTGAGATGAAAAGTGTTCAACTGCCGATTTATAATCATCCAAAATAGAATCAAAAGAGACATTAGATTTGACTGTTC